TACAAAATTCTAAAACCTTCTCTGAGATAAAAAGTGATGTTAAAGAAATAAATCAAAAGGTTTCTACTATAAATATATTTTTAGAGAAGCTAGAAAAACGATGGGAAGAATGGGATAAAACAGCAAAAGGAAATTATAACTCACTAAAAATGTCGGTTGCAACAGGAGTAATCGGCATTATTTTTGGGTTAATTTTAGCTTATTTTAAATAAAAAAAGGAGAGATTTATTATGGATATTATGAAATACATTACTGAAAATGCATTAATTTTAGTTCCTGCTCTATACGTTATAGGAGTGTTTTTAAAGGGTTCTGAGGTTAAAGACAAACTAATACCTTGGATACTTCTTATACTAGGTTTAGGAGGTTCTATAGCTTTAAATGGAGCTAGTGTTAACTCAGTTATACAAGGAATATTAGTTACAGGAGCAACAGTATTAGGAAATCAATTATACAAGCAAATTCAAAAAGAACAATAGAGAGAAGGGATAATATGCATATAATAGATAAGAATTTAAGTTTTGGATCATTAAGTAAGAGAGGTGCTACTAATAAAATAATAGGACATCATGCAGATGCATTTACTTGTAGCGTAGAAGATATCCACTCCTGGCATAAAAATAATGGTTGGGCAGGAATAGGATATCATTTTTTAGTTAGAAAAGATGGTCAAGTTTATCAAGGTAGACCACTAGATGTTCTAGGAGCTCATACACTCAATGAAAATTCAGATAGTATAGGAATATGCCTAGAGGGAAGATTAACCCAAGAGAAGCCTACAGAAGCTCAAATAAACTCATTAAAAGAGTTACTATCATATATTAGAGGTATATATGGGAACTTACCATTTAAAGGGCATAAAGATTATATGTCTACAGACTGTCCAGGATCATTAATGGAGTATATGAATGAATTAAATGGAATCCAAGCATCTAATCCTTCTCCAGCATCTCCACAATCTCAAAACACATACAATGGATATGTAGCAGGAGGACTAATTGAACAACTACAAGCTGAAATAAATAAGCAATTTGGTAAGGGTTTAGCGGTGGATGGACTTATAGGACCTAAAACATTGGCTGAACTTCCTATAGTAAAACAAGGGGCTAAAGGAAATATAACTTTTGTTGTCCAGGAGTTATTAAAGAAAAAAGGATTTAATTTAAATAGTGATGGAGCATTTGGACCTATTACAGATTCTACAGTTAAGCAATTTCAATCCAATGTTGGTATAGGATCAGATGGGATAGTCGGACCAATAACTTGGAAAAAACTTTTAGAAGCATAATATTAAGCCTAGGGAGAAATCTCTAGGCTTTTTTATATTTACAAATAAGTATATAATAATAAAAAATAGAATTATATTTTCTTGATAAATTAAATATAGGTGGATGTTCGCCTATTATTGTTTAAACAAGAAAAAGTTCAAGAGTTTCATCATTAGGATTATAAACAATCTTCTCAAATGCATACATCAATATTTCCCTTTTTTCTTCTACGCTCATATCTTTATTGTATTGCATTATCTTACTATAGGTAGATTCTTTAGTATTAGAACTTACTGTCATATCTTCAATTTCAAGATCAGTTCTTCTAGTTATTAAATTAGACTTTTCTACTGTTATTTCCTCAATCTTGTTTAAAAAGACTTTAGAAGCTTCTACACTTAATAACATAACCTTTTCCATTAACCCATTAATATTCTTCTCTATTGCCTTAATTTTAGCGTTTAAAACCTTAATTTCATTCTTATTATTAGTTTGTTTAGAATTATTATAAAGATTTTCAAAATTAGAAACATCTTGTAATGAAAGAATTAATTCATCTATTGCACTTTCTATTTTTTCTTTTCTTATATTTTTATTATTGCCACAAGTTTTTAACTTTCCTTTAGCGTTATTTCTACAATGATAATAACTTACTACTGTTTTATATTCCTTTTCAGTTTTATCTTTTAGTGTGTATTTTTTATTCCATGTTTTAGTACAACCTAAATAAGTTCCTCCACATTCTGGGCAAACTAAAGTTTTAGTTAAATAAAAATCTTTGCTAAACTTAGAGTTTTCTCTTTTATTTAATCTATCCATATCCATGTTAATTCTAAGCCACATGTTAGGCTCTATACAAGCTTTAGTGTTACTTATTACCCTGTAATCCCCTGTTTTATCTTTGTAGTTGTAATAGCCGTTTAAACCATCTTCTACACCTATGACTTTATATCTCTTGGAGCGTAAATATTGAGAAACTTCTATGGAACTTTTAACATGTATTGGCTTTCTCAAAACAGAATTAAGAACAGCAGCTTGAGAGAATTTATAATTATATTTAATATTAATAGTTTCTATAATTTCATTTACTGATTTATTCTCATATTTCATCCTAAAGATATCTTTAATCATATCTTCATTTTCTATTTCAAGGGTTCCTTTACTGGTTTGTATATAGCCAATAGGAGCGGACCCGCCTGTCCACTTCCCACTCTTAGCTAATTCAAGCAAATTATCGCTTACCCTAACCTGGATATTTTCTCTTTCCATTTGTGCAAAGGCTGCTAACAATGTTAATTGCAAAACTCCCACAGAAGTATTAGGATCTATTCCGTCCGATACGGATACAAGAGAAACATTATTTTCTTTTAAAAATTCAAAAGTTTTTAAAAAATCAAGTGTATTTCTTGCTAATCTATCTATTTTATAACAAATAACAGTATCAAACATTCCTAGTTTAATTAGAGATAACATCTTTTTAAATGCAGGTCTATTAGTATTCTTTCCAGAGAAACCTTCATCTTCAAAAACTTCAAATTCTGCATTAGGATTATCTCTTAAAATATATTCCTTACACATTTTTATTTGAGTATCTATTGAGATAGCTCCTTCTTTATATACTGATTTTCTAGTGTATACAGCTACTTTCATCTTCCCTCCATAAAATCCTTGTGATATTTCTTCATTAAATAGCATTCATTAAATTTTATTTCCCCGCCCATCGCATTACAGTGCTTTAGGTAATTAATTAATAAGCACATTACTGCAACCGGGCATATTCCTAATAAATTAGATATAATAACTATTTCCTTTATTGATAAACCTTCTAAACCTATTCCCTTTTCCCATCTGCTTATTGTTGATTGATTTACCCTGAGCTTACTTGCGAGTTCTTTTTGAGTTAATCTTAAACTTCTTCTTATGTATTCCAATTATTTCCCCTCCAAATTTCGACAAAATAATAATCAGAATAATTATACAATATGAAGTCAATAAATAATATTAGAAAAAAATTACAATTCATTTTGAAATTTATGTTAATTGTCGTAAATATGCACGGCATGCATATTTTTTTGTGATATAATTATGTTAACGAATTCACGAAGGGGTGTATTAAATGGAAATAGTAAACAAGGAGATTCAAAAAAACATTATTGAATCTGTAAAGCTGATTGTTGACATTATGGACAAGTACGGATGTGATTATGTAGATCCTAAAAATATTATTGATTTCATTGAAAAACATCCATACTCATCTAATAAAATTAAAAAGTGAACTTATTTATCATTTTTAAATTTTGCAATTTGCATATCGAATTTTATAGCGTCTTCAAGTATATTTACTAACTCTTTTGGTATTTTATAATTTTTATCAATTAAAATTTTTTCTTGTATTAAAGATAGAATAGAAGCTGAATTCGGTGTTTTTATACCATCTTCATTGTTTATTTTTAATATTTCTGCAATTATATCTTCAAAAGTTCTTTTATAATCTTCATCATTATTCAATTCATCAATAGTTACATTTAGAACATCCGCTATTTTGTTTAGTAATTTATTAGACGGATTATTTTTTATCCCATTTTCTAAATTAGAAAGATATATATTGGATATATTTGACTTTTCAGCTAATTCTTTCTGAGTAATACCCTTCCTTTCTCTTATGATTTTAATTTTTTCCCCTACAAACATTATTATCCCCTCTCTATTAATCTACAGTTTAAAAATATTATAGCATATAAATTTAATATTTGAAGTATTATTAAGGAATTTAGAGAAAAACATAGTTAATCAACCCTAATTTTAATCTATAGATTAAAATTAGGGTTGTGCATGTTTAATCTATAGAGTAATATATAGACATGGACAGGGAAACAACAAAATGAAATGAGGTAATTGGAATGTATAATGACAGTTGAAAGTTTCAGAATATGAGGATTGTAACTTAACAATTAAGGGGGAGAAGAAGTGCAAATATTTAAAAATAAATTCTACTATCTAGTAGAAGATAAAAGGGAGAACTGATTAATAATGAAGGTGATGTTTGTATGAAAATTTATGAGGTTAAACATTTAAAATGCAGGAAAAAGATGGGTTATATGACCGAAGATTCAGTAAATTCACTATTATACTGTAAACTCTGTCGTGAAACTTATATAATACCAAAAGTATTTAGTTTAAAAGAATTTAGTTATATAGAAACAAGAACTTTAGAAATCGAAAATATGAAAGAGCCAGAGCCAGAGCCGATTAACAAATATGTTAATTTTGAGAGCCAGAGCCAGGGCCGTGTAGTTACTTACGCTAATTGAAGTGTAAGAGCTATACGGCTCTTTTTATTTCGCTTGAAAGGAGGTGTAAAACGTGAGCTTAAGACAACTTTGCGAGGACAAGGGATTTTCAATGACAGATATATCAGATATTACAGGAATATCTAAAGTTTATTTATCAAATCTAAATACTGGAAAGAAATGCAATCCAGGAGGGATAGTTATTCAACAAATAAGCGAAGTGCTAAGCGTTAGTGCAGATGAAGTATTGAAAGCGATTAGGGGGTAAAGGCATGGATAAACCTAAATTACTTGTTGATAATAACGGAAATTACTTTCTTACCAATGGAGTAATAAATGGTTTCAAAATAATAGTAAGAAAGCAACCTACAAAAGAAATTATGGACAACACATTAAAAAGAATATATGAAAAGGCATTAAGAAGCTAGGAGGTAAAAATGAATAAAATCTTTGCTGAAATATTAAAAGAAAAAAGGATATCAGAAGGTCTTACACAAGAACAATTAGCTAAAAAGGTTGGACTATGTAGAAACGCAATATGGAACTATGAAAATGAAAGTAGAGAGCCTAAGATAAGAGTTTTGAAGAAATTAGCAAAAGCATTAAATACAAGTGTTGATGATTTAATAGGAGAAATTGAATTGTAAAAGAAGGTGTTTGGTTGAGCAGTAAAGCTTATGAAAATACAAAAATAATTATGGAACATTATAATTCATTAAAAAAGCATATCGAAGTATCAGATATTATCTCAAATGATTATGATATCCCCAATATAAACCCATATATAATAATCGCAAATATTGAAGAAATTCTTCTTAGTAAACAAAAGACATTAGAATTTTTAACTTATGTAGATAGATGTATTAATGTTGTAAGAATAAAACTAAAAGATGCTGAAACTTATGAACGATATGAAGCATTTGAAATGTTTTATTTAAAAAAAATTAGTTATATGGATATTCAGAACCATTTCAATAGTGGAGTTAATACCCCAAGAAGATGGATGAGAGAAGTATTGGAAGAGTTAAGTGTGCTTATTTTTGGTGTGGATGCACTAGATTTTATTATTAAATGAAGATGGAGGAATAGAAATGGGAAACTGGGGAATATCAAGCAATGCTTCACCTAAAGAAAAAATAAAATCTGAAATGGCTGATTTTCTAAATGGATTAAATTCAGTTGGAAAGATAGACTATACAACTTATTGTGAAATATTTGATTTCTCAATGGAATTACTAGAAAAGATGTATGAGTTAGATCAAAGTGTGATGGAGGGATAGAGAATGTGGAAAGAAGTTGAGTTTTTAGAAGCCGTTGAAGAACTCAAAAAAGGAGGAATCATTCAAAGTATTACAGGCAATCTTACTTTTGAATATTCTCCTAATGATAAAAACGAATGTATGCATGATGGATATTGTTTACGCGATCAATATGGGAACGCAGTGTCAACATTTGAGATATTAAAAGGAAGATGGTTTAAATGGATAGATAACAATAAAAAAGAGAGTGAAACCAATGAATGATGATATAGAAAGAATTACAAACATAGCCTTAGATGAAATCCAAGGTGCAACAAGAAGAGCTTTAAGAAAGATTAAACAGGCAGATAAAGAGCCTAAACCCTTAAATTTAAAGGATATCTTAGTAAATGGATTAATCCTATTAGTACTAATAATATGTGGTTTAAAAGGCTTTAAGGTGGATTTAAAAGGCATAGAAAATTTATTCAAATTATTTAAGTAAGGAGCTAAAACAATGACTAAAGAAGAACTTCTAAATAAGAATAAAGAACTAAGTATAGAGCTAGTAACAAGCAAAGAAGAACGTAGAGAAGAAATAATAGAAGAGAAAATAGAGATATTTAGAAAGGTGAAGGAGATAGATTATGAAGAAATATAAGTTAAGTGAAGCTATTGCAAAATTAGAAGAAAATCCAAAATTAGAATTTACAAGTGATGGAGCGACTTTATATATAGACCAATCAGCAGGATTTGGTTATGTAGAAGTAAAATTTGATGAAGTCTTAGGACTTGAAAACTGGAATGGCAATATATATTTTGACATGGAATGGACATTAATACCTCAACCAGTATCTTTTATGGAGGTTCTTAAAAGTACAAAAGCAGTAAGGGTTGAACATAAAAGTGTTACTAATATCCCTGCTAGTAAACTCGAAATAAATACAATTCAGAGAATGAATAACGGAGAATATGTACTTCTTGATGATTTAATGTACTATTTATCATACAAATTTGAACCAGAAGAATTAAGAGATATTTTATTAAACGGCAAATGGTATATAGAGGAGGATTAATATGTTCAATTCAAAGCAAATAGAACTTTTCAGTGTTCTTTATATGAAGTATAACAATGAAGCATTTACAGCTAAAAGTTCAATTATAAAAGAACAATACAACCTTGGTAAAAGAGATATGATTAAGGATTTAGTAACAATATTTAATGGTGAGGAAGATGCTAAAAAGCTGTGGAAAAAAGAATTAAGTGTCAAGGAGATTGGAAATGAAGAAAAAGATAATGACCTTTAAAGGCACAAACAAAGAATTTAAAAAGTATTTAGAGGAGAATAAGGAGGACTTTAGACATGTCAAATAGTTCATTATCAGTAAACCATAAAAAACTGGTAAAGCAAATTAGGGATGGTAGAAATTTTATTCAAACTAGAGAGGATAACTTCATATATTCAGATGGGATTATAAGTGTTGTATGTCAATATACAGATTATGAAATAATAGCAAAATTAATTAAAGTTGGAGCATTTGAAGATATAAGACAATTCAAGCCAAGCAAACCTTTTGATTTAGAGAAGTTCTTCAATGATGATTCAGAAGAACTTGTAGCAGAAAAAACGGCATTTTATTTAGAATTTGAAGATAAGAGATTGGGACAACTATTTAAAATTAACTCAAAATGCTTTTTATTCAATAAGGATTTAATTGAAATATTTAACGCCAATTCTCAATATAAGGCGACATTCCATGATGGATATCCAATGTTAAGAATCTATAATGAGGAACAAATTATAGGGCTTGTAATGCCACTTAGACATGATACATTAGAAAATTCAATCAATAATTTATTAGGAAGTGAGGATAAATGTGTGAAATAACAGAACTTAACCCACAGTATGAGATATTTGAATGTGTAGTAACTAGAACTGATGTAATACAAGTCAAAATAAGAAGAAACTTAAGAGATATGACAATTTACAAAGAAAAACTAAACCTTAATGGAAAAGATAATAAAGCTGAATTAGCAAAGTATATAGCTGAGAATTTCCAAGATAATAGAACTAATTTCTATGAGAAAATTGGAATTATTGAAACTGATGGATACAACTCAAATACAAGCGTTAAAGGTATTGAGATTAAGGTTATAGATCATGACGATAGAAAAGCAATAGTTAAAAGAATAAAGGAGTGATAAAAATGATAGGAAATTTAACAGACCAAGAAGCATTAAAAATAATGAGATTAACAGTAGAGTTTTACTTTGAAGGATATTCCTTTGAAGAATGCATTAAAAGAGCTACAGAACAATTTAGAAAAGAAAAAGGCTGCGCCAACAGCCAAGAATCAAATAAAAATATCTAGTTAGATTATATAGAAAAATAAAGAAGATGTAAAGGAGATAACTTATGTTAGAGATAGGACAAGAAGTTTATATGTATAAAATTAAGCTTGATTTTAAAGATGACACAGTAAGTAAAGTAAATGAGAAAAACAAAATAATAGGATTAAATAAATCTATGTTTTGCCTTGATGATTATAATTTCACTAAAGTTGACTTAAATAAAGAATCTTATAACATCAATCCATTATTAGATAGACCTAATTGTTATCATTTCAAAGGTACTTTTTATGACGAAATAACAGGAACATTATTTACAACAAAGAAGGATGATAAAAAACAATATTTAAAGGTTAAAAAAGCTTTAGGGAAATATATTCAAGACAAGTTCGGTAAATATTCAGGTAGTAACTTGTTAGATAAATTAGAAATTTAGGAGGATTAACCCATGGATACTATAGCAGTATTAGAAGCCTTATTAATAAACCTATCAGAGAAAGATTTACTCCTTCAAACAGCCTTAATTAATGGTACAAGCGAGGAAGTAAGTTATGCACAAACAAATCTTTCTTTAGCAGTAGATGCAGTAGTAACACAATTTACAGCTTATATAAAAGAATTTAACAAGAAAGATAACTATGTTATTGAAAATATAAAACAACAATTAAAGATTGAAGAATTACAAGAAATTATAAATAAACAAGCTAATAAAATATCAATCTTAGAATACAGAATTGAAAGTCAAGGATTATAAACTTGCAAAAAGGAGTGATTTTATGAAACTTTATGAACTAACCGAAAACTATAAAAACTTACAAGAACTTATGGAAAACCCTGATATACCACAAGATGTAATTTTAGAAGCTTTAAACTCTATTGAAGGAGATATATTTTTAAAACTAGAGAACATTGTAAAACTTTTAAGAAGCATTGAAGCAGATGTAAAAATAATAAAAGAAGAAAAACAAAGATTAGCAGCAAAACAATCTTCTTTAGAAAATAGATGTGTAAATCTTAAATCATATATAGAAGGTACTTTAAAGGCTCTAGGAAAGGACAAGGTTAAGAGCGGACTATTTACCCTCTCTATTGCTAAAAATCCTCCTAGTGTCAATGTGGTTGATTTAAAGGCTATTCCAAAAGAATATATAAAACAAATTGAACCAGAGGTTATGAGAACGTCAATTTTAAAAGAATTAAAACAAGGTAGAGAAATACCAGGAGTAGAGTTAATTCAAACTGAAGGATTAAGAATTAGATAGAGGTGATTAGATGAATGTATATGAAAAATTAGTAAATATTCAAAATAAATTAAAAGCTCCTAAAAACCAATATAACAGTTTTGGTAAATACAACTATAGAAGTTGTGAGGATATCTTAGAAGGTTTGAAACCTTTGTTAAATGAGTTAAAAGCAATAGTAACTTTAAGTGATGAAATGGTTCATATTGAAGGAAGATTTTATATAAAGGCTATAGCAACTTTTATTGATGCAGAAAAAGGTGAAAAGATAGAAGTTTCGGCATTAGCAAGAGAAGATGAAACTAAGAAGGGTATGGATCTCGCACAAGTAACTGGAAGTGTATCATCATATGCAAGAAAATATGCTTTAAACGGATTATTCTGTATTGATGATACAAAAGATAGTGATTCAACTAATACTCATGGCAAGGCTGATACAAGCGATAAGGGCAACAAAGGTACAAACGCATCAACCGATAACCCAAAAAGTTCTAACGACAGTTCTGAGCGTTCTGAGGCGCAAATAAAAAGATTGTTTGCAATAGCACAAAAGGCAGGATACTTAGCAGCACAAGTTAAATCAGCTTCAATAAAGAAATTTAATAAGTCCGAACTTTCTAAGCTTACTAAACAGGAATATGACACCATGTGTAAAGGCTATGAGGGGGTATCTAAATGATAAATTTCGAAACAGCAAACGAATGCGAATTAACTACAAGAACTATAGGAGATAGAACATTTCACACTCTTAGAGCTGCCAATACAGATTGGGAAACAGATATAGAAATAGGTATTCCAGATAATATCCTAGTAGATTGGTTTGAAGAAAGATGCAGGAACTTAGAATTGCCTGGTCCTAAAGAACTTGAAATAGAGAATGAGAAATTAAAAGAAGATAACTCTAAATTACTAGATACAATCGAGGAAATAAGAAGTGAAAAAAATGATTGGCACCAAAGATTTTTAGATGAAAAGTACAGGAGATGATCCTATGAGTGAAGTTAAATGGATAAAAATTTACACTAGTATGATAAATAACAAGAAAATTAAAAGAATTAGAAGGATGCCTGAAGGTAACAATATCATTTTGATTTGGGTTTTCCTTCTAGCCCAAGCAGGTGAATCTAATAAAGATGGAGGATTATTTATAACTGACACAATTCCATTCACTATAGAAGATCTTTCGGAAGAGTTTGATTTTAGCATGGATGTTATAAGGCTTTCATTAATAACTCTAGAAAGGTTTCAAATGATAGAAATATTCGAGGAAGTCATTTATATAAAGAACTGGCAAGAATATCAGAACATCGAAGGAATGGAAAAAATAAGAGAGCAAACAAGGCTGAGAGTTCAAAAACACAGAGATAAGCGTAAAGAATTAATGGAATCACATGAATGTCAATATTGTGGAGGTAAAGCAACTGGATATGATCATATTATTGCAATAGCCAGAGGCGGTATAGATGAAGATAGCAATAAAATACCATGTTGTATTGATTGTAATAGGATAAAAAACGATAAGCCTTTAGTAGATTTTTTAAATGCAAATAGAGATAGAATAAAGGACGAGATTGTTTTAAACAATACTAAATTATCTAAGCATATATATTTATGTAACGTTACAGACCGTTACCATGTAACGCAGTGTAACGCAACAGAAGAAGAAATAGATAAAGAAATAGAAATAAAAGATATAGATAAAAAGAAATCTAAGAAAAGTTCTTTTAATGAATTGATTTTAAAATACACTCAGAATGAAGAATTCATAAGTACTTTAAATGATTTTATTGACATGAGGAAAACAATTAAAAAACCAATGACAGAAAAAGCTTTAGATTTAATTCTTAAAAAGCTTGATAAGCTATCCAATGATGAGAATGAAAAGATAGCTATATTAAATCAAAGTATTTTAAATAGTTGGCAAGGAATATTTGAACTTAAAGATAAGAGTGCGATTAATGAAAGCAATAAAACTCAAACAGGAGCATATAAACCTTTCACATTTGATTAAGGGGGATGATTATGGATTTTGAATCAATGCAAGAAATGCCTAAGGATATAAAAGCAGAAGTTGAAATATTAGGATGCATTTTAGCAAATAACAAGAAAATGAATGAAGCAATAGAGATTATAAATTCAGATGATTTTTATAATTCTGCTAATAAAGAAATATTTGAAGCTATGATAAAAATGTTTATGAAAGACAAGCCCATAGATATTGTTAGTTTATCCTATCAAATAGGCAAAGAAGATCTTAAGAAAATAGGCGGAGTTACTTACCTAAGTGAATTATCAGGAACTGGATTAAGTAGTACAAACATTAAATCCTATTGTGAAATAGTTAAAGACAAGAGCAAAAGAAGAAATTTAATAAAAGCAAGTTCTCAGATAATGCAAAATGCTTATAATGACCGAATCAAGGTTGATGAATTAATAGATAAGACACAAAGTATGTTACTTGAAAATACAAACTCTAAGGAGCCTATAGTTGATGATGTAGACCTAATGACTAAAACCTTATCAGAAATAGAAAGGCGCTATCAAAATGGTGGAGAAATACCAGGACTTAAAACTGGATTAAAGACTTTAGATAATGCAACTAACGGATTGCAGAGAGGGGACTTAACAATAATAGCTGCAAGGCCTTCAATGGGTAAAACCCTAGTTTCATTAAATCTAGCTGATAACTTAGGCAAAAATGGTTATAAAACAGCAATTTTTGAAATGGAAATGACACAAGTAAAACTTGGAATGAGAAGATTAGCATATTTAAGTTTGATAGATAGTTCTAAAATTCAGCGTGGATCCTTGACAAGTGAAGAATGGAATAGAATCACAGTTGCAAGTGATAACCTAGCTAAAAATAAAAACATTTTTACTGATGTTAGTGTTGCTATGAGCGTTATGGATATTAAAGCTAAGTGCAAGAAACTTAAGCAAAATAAAGGATTAGATGTAATAATCATAGATCATTTAACACTAATGAAGATGCCTAAAGCAGAAAGAAGGGATTTGCAAATTGGAGAGATAACCAATTCCCTTAAGAACCTAGCTAAAGAGCTTGATATATGTGTAATACTGTTAAGCCAATTAAGTAGAGAAATAGCTCATAGAGGCGATAAAAGACCTTTGTTAACTGATTTAAGAGATTCAGGAAGTATTGAACAGGATGCGGATTTAATAATAGGGCTTCATAGAGAAGAATATTACAATCCTGAGACAGAAGATAAAGGAATTATAGAAATGATAATCATGAAACAAAGAGATGGTAAAGTTGGTACTTTAAAGTTTGGATATGTAGATAAATATCAGAAAATAATGGAATTAGATTATAGGAGGTAACATGATGTTTGAATCAGGCAAGTTATATCAAGCCTTGAAAATGACTAGAGAAAATTACAATATGCCTTTGACTATTGAATCTCAAATAGAAAGAATTAATTCGTTAATAACCATAAATGATATTAAAAATATGAAACCTGAAGATATAAAAGAAGCTGTTATAGACTATCTCGAAGTGGTAGTTCCAGGTATGAGAAAATGAAAAAAGTTATTTTAGAGGATATGGACTTCATATGGGACACTAAAGACATTGAGAAAGCAAAACTATTATGGAAAGAAGGACTAAGCTTAAAATCCATGTCAAGGGCATTTAAAAGAGAATCAACAGAGGTGTTTATGTTATTAGTTCACTTAGATAGACAAGGTAAAATTGAACCTCGTAAGGGTTATATATGGGGAGGTGTTCAAGATAGCTAAAGCAAGTAATGAGAGGATATTAGAAGTAACAAGAAGTTACGTAGAAAGTAAAAAGAGCCTTGAACAAATAGCAAAAGATTATGGTGTCGCAAAATCTACAGTAAGTAAATATATAAAGTATTCCGAAGATTTGGATAAACATCTTTATAATCTAGCTCTTTTAAGGCTAGGAAGGTTTAAGTCAAGCAAAAAGAAGAAATCAAAAAGATTAACTTTAGAAGTTTTTGAGGAAATAGGAAAAAAGAAAATAACCAAAAGAGAATTGACGGACTGGTGGATTAAGAATGTAGAAGTAAATGATCTACCAATATGTGAAATTGTGAGACTAGCTAAGCTAGCAGGAATAGAAGTTATAGGAGGATAGGTTTATGGATTATTTAGATGCCGAATATATGTCATTAGCTCTTGAATTAGAAAGAGAAAAAAGTAAAGCACAAATTGTTGAATCTGGATTATTAGAGTTAAGAAGAAGAATAGTGGAAGAAGAACAAGGGACAGAGTTTCCAAAATATATTGAGGAAATAAAGAATTCTATATCAAATTTAGCTGATTTTATGATGCTAAAGGCTTAGGGGGATAGGAATGGAAGAAAATAAAAGAAAAGAAACCATAGAAGAATTAGAAAGAATGATAAGAAACTATAAACATGAAATATATCACACTGAAAGTATAATAAGTATTCCTAAATTAAGAAATGAAGTTAGGGCATTACAAAAATCTTTAAATATAGCTAGAGAAGCTCAGGAGACGATTAGAGGTACTTCTAACCCTTCCAAGGATATATTTATCCCTAAAGGTAATAACAAGCTAGAAATGGCGTTTTTCGTGGACAAACTTAAAGAAGAATTTAGAGAAGTTATTAAGGCTTATGAAAATAAAGATGATGATAATTTTCTTGAAGAATTGTTTGATGTTTTGCAAGTTATAACAGACATTCTTGCAAAATTAGAACTTAATGAAATAGGCTTACAAAAAGCTATAGAAATGCATAATGCTAAATTAAAAAGTCGAGGATTTGAACTTGAATATGCTGCTCTTAGTTTTAACATGATGGAGTGATAATATGAAAACTAATTATGAAACTCATATATCAAAAGGTGAAAAGCTTAAATGCGAAATATGCGGTAAAGAAATAAAGAAGGATGAAAAGTATTATATAGATACTGTTGTAAGAGCCTTTAGAGTAGAAAAGGGTTATGTTGTTTGTAAGAAATGCAAATAGTTCGGAAAATGAAATTATTGTGAGGGGAAATGTTCTTTGAAAACTGAATAGTACGGTACTTGAATTACTTTTGTAATTTTATCTCAAGATAGGTTTACAAATAATACAAAATAGGTATTATTAAAGTATAAGATATTTTTAGGAGGTATCAGATGGGTTATAGAGAAGACCGCAGGGGTAACTGGTTTGGTGGTGGAACTTCAATGGTATATGTTGATAAAGAAGTTTGTAAATTTTATATAGTTAATGAACAAGAAGGATGCCTTATCAGAGTTCGTGATGAAAAGCAAATAGAACTTATGAATTGTTTACTTGGTCCGCAATTAAGGAAAGAGGATATAAACTGGTTAACAGATTCAAACGGGGGCAGGTTTACTTACTTTGATAGCGTTGATGAATATAAAAGTTTTCAAGAAAAAGAATTTAAATAAATATAAAATTAATAAAAGTACCGTATTATTCAGGAATGGATTTTACGGTATTTTTATATTTAATTTTAAAAATAACTATTTGAAATTATTCCGAACTAAATACTTGACTAAAATAGATTAAAAAGTAAAGGGAAAATACTAAAACAGAAAAGAAGGTGGAGAGGTGAAAAGCTACGCTGAGTTTAGAAAAGGGATTGGTTTAAAAGGTCCAGACGTTGAAAATCAAACAGGATATACAAAAGCGGGTTTATACTTTGCCTTTAACATGATTGATGAAGGTAGACAACCAGCTAAGAAGTTTCTTGTATGCATCAACTCAGTTATAAATAAAAGGATTCAAGAAGAAATAAAAGAGCATGAAGATAAGATGAAAAAGCTCTTAGAGTTAAAGAATAAGTACGGAGGTGAGAAGGATGGTTTTAAGTAAACCTGGATTATATAGAAAGATGTTATATACTCCAAGGTTAAATCTTAAATGTGATGATGTAAAAGTTAGATTAGCGTATGTACAAAATGAAGCTGGACGAGGTTGGGTTATTGAAAATCTGGACAACGATGGAGAGCAAGTTTTTCACAAGGGTAAAATGACATATGAAATAACGGATCTGATTTTTGAAAAATATAAAAAAGTAAATGTTACTTGGAGTAGAAGCTATTAAAAATAGAGGAGTGAATAATTGTGAAAATGAAATTTGCTGTAATCAAAAATGATGATGCGGAGAAGTATTTAAACACTAAAGGACAAGAATCTCTAAATGGTATTTTAGAAACTATAGCAGATTCTAGGAGCATGGATGGTAAAAAGAACAATGAATATCTAGTTATAAATACAGATGAACCCTATGCGGATGAAGTAATAGAGATTCTAAAGCGTAATGGACACTGGGGTTAATGAAATTATTGCGAGGGAGTAAGAATGAGTAAATATTGTGAGTGGAAAGGTGAAGAATGGTTGGATAAAGATAAGTGGAGATACTCTAGATCTTGCGGTGAAGATGTGATTGTGACTAGAAATAATAAGTATGACAAGCTGTTAAAGGCAGATTATGAGGTATGTCCTTTTTGTGGAAAAGAAATTAATGTAAGGTGCTATGATTAATGAGATTATTATGAGGGAGTGAAGTTTATGAAGGAAGAAAGAGCAATAGAGATATTAAAAGTAAGAAATGAATTTGTTTCCGATATGAATATAGACACAAAAACAGCTTATAAACTAGCCATTGAATCTTTAAAAAAGCAGATACCTAAAAAGATAGATGATATGGATTGTTGTACTATTTGTGGTACTTGTGGAAAAGATGACAATGATGTAGAAGGGGAATATTGTCCTAATTGTGGGCAGAAGTTAGATTGGAATTAATTGAAATTATTGTGAGGGAGAGATTGTTATGAAAATATTTAACATTAAATTAAGTGTACAGGATTTAAAAGATGTTATAGATGGTTTAAGTAGTAGTACTTTAGATGAATCTTATACAATGGCTTTAATAGAGTCAAAGGAGAAAAAATCTAAAGAAGATATCGAAACTCTAGAAAAGTTTAAAGCAAATACAAAAAGATACCTGGAATTAATAAACACAATCAATTCTATACCAGGATATAAAGCTGAAAATGTTGAAGTCGAAAAGGAGTGGAATGATTTCTGGAAAGACATAGTGTGCAATGAAGATGAAAGCGTAAATATAGAGCAGCTTAAAAAAGAATTAAGTGATTATAGTTTCATACTAAGACAAGTACCAAAAGTGTATAGTCATATCACTAATGGAACATTGAGCAAGGTGAATTATAAAGCAGAAACAGTAATTAATGAATTTGAGTTTCATCAAACTTCAATGATTGAAAAAGAAATGGCTAAGGATGATTTACTAATGATGCTTAATGGAGAGATTAGCGAAGATTTAAAGCAAGAAATAGAGAAATATTTTACTGAGTAAGTTTGAAATTATTGTGAGGGAGTGAAATATGGAAAATGCATTAGAATATTTTAAAAAAAATGAAGTTAAATGTAAAAAAGTTGAAGATAATAGAGAAGATTATGGCGACTTTATTGCAATTTTTGGATATGGAAAACTTACAAGAAACGAAATTGTAAAGAAGATTAAAGATAATAATCTATCGTGTATGTTCTTTGAGGGAGCTATTAGAGAAGATGAATTTAATAAGAAAAAACAACGAATGGGCACCCTTTAAAGCTTTAGTTGCTACGTAATACAAAAATAATCTGAAATAAAAGAGAATAGAGAATAAATCAACAATAGTTTTATCGCTCTATTCTCATATGCAAATAATAACTAAGTGAGAAGGTTGTAAACATGGAGGTTTTAAGTAAGAGTGATTTTATGAAAAAGGTTCTAAATGATAAATACAAAAAGAGATATAAAGAAAGACGTAAGACAAATGACGTTAATTGTTTGAAAGTTGAGGGCGTTTTGAAAGCTAATAAATTAAGAGAAAGATCTAAAAGGAAGTGATTGTTTGGAATATTGTATCGAATGTATGAAGAATGAAATTTATAAACCAGGTCAAGGACATCATATTATTTCAAGAAAAAGAGCTCCTTATATGGTTCATGTGCCTATGAATATAGTTCCTTTATGTATAAAACATCATACTGAAAGTCCTACCGGAATACACCATGATAAAGAAATGATGCTTAGATATATACAAGAATTTCAGCTTAAATTGACATTGTTACTGGACAAACCTTATTACGAGCATAAAGGGCTTAAAGAACTTTTGAAATGCTCTGATAACAGTATAAAGGCTATTACAAAGACTTTAATAAGGGGTAAAGAAGGATATAAAAGAGAAGATTTAATATTTCGTATGATGGGTAATAGAAACTATTTAGATGAGGTGATTGAATGTTGATTTTGATTTTTAAGTTTTATTTAGTATCTATAATAATTGCGTTAATGTCATTAGGTTTACTGTTCTATAAAGTTAAAACAGATATCTCCATGATTGATAAACAAATGTTGATTGATAGTAAGTTGCCTAATAAAAGTGGAATAAAAGTTGAATTTATAATAGTTGTACTTGTTACACCTATAGTTAATTTAGCTTTAGCTGCAACTATAATATTTGTGATTATATCAACCTATGAGAAACTTGAAGAATTTTTAGATAATAGGTTACAGGAAGAAGAAGGTGAAGATATTGACGAATAGTAGTAGTTATCATGCAAGAAAAATATTAGCGATAGATCCAGGAGATGTTGAAAGTGCATTTGTAATTTTAGATGAAAATTTAATTCCTGTAGAGTTTGGAAAGATACCTAATATTGAATTATTGGCAAGTATAAAAAAACTTTATAGAAAATATCTATTTGAGCATGTGGCTATAGAAATGATAGCAAGTTATGGAATGGCAGTAGGAAAAACTGTTTTTGAAACTTGTGTATGGATAGGTAGATTTGTACAAATGATTATATTTGAAGCTGAAACAAAGCCTGAGTATGTTTATAGAAAAGATGAAAAGATTAATCTATGTGGCAGTATGAAAGCTAAAGATAGCAATATAAGACAAGCATTGATAGATAGATTTGCTAAACATGACTTTAAAAATGGTAAAGGTAATAAGAAAAACCCTGATGTATTTTACGGATTTAAAGCTGATATATGGGCAGCTATGGCAGTAGGAGTAACCTACTATGATATGCATTTAAAAGAAGGAGAATAAAGTATGAAGAATATGTGGCAACCAATAGAGATACAAAAAGTAAGTGAAAAGAATAATAAAGTAGTCTTAGAAGTTGTCACAGATGCTTCTAAAGATGAAATATTGAGATATGCAACTGATAAGGGATTAAAAGGGGAAATAAAACTTGATGATGGAAGGACAATAACAGCAGATCAACGTAAGAAGATATTTGCAATGGTAAAAGACTTTTCACTGTATACAGGGTATGAAGCTGAATATGCAAGGCAACTATTGACATTAAGTTTTTGTATAGATTTTGACATAGAACCTTTTAGCCTATCAGATTGCAGTTTAGAGGTCGCTAGAGAGTTTATAACATGGTTAATAGACTTTTGTATAGGACAAGATGTTCCTCTATCTCAAACAGCTTTAGAACGTACTGACGATATAGGTAAGTATTTATATACAACATTAAAACATTCTATATGCTGCATATGTGGAGATAAAGGAGTTAGTTATTCTATAAATCAAGAGAAAATATGTCTCTGCGAAAAACATCATGATTCGGCGAAATTAAAAGGTTTAAATGAGTTTGAAAGATTATTTAAAGTATATCCAATTAAGTATATAGGGAGCTGATTAAATGATTAAGAAGCTAAATATAAGAATTAAGCAGGATACAAGCTTTAAGCTTAGATGGGATAGAAAGACAGAATTAGAACAAATATATTCAGTTTTAAATAAGCTGCTGATTAAGTTAGATGAGGTTATAGATAAGGTTAATGAATTAGATAAAAGGAAGTGAGGATATGTGGGGTTGGATTAAATTATTTGGTATATCTGTATTAATAATAAACATATTCGTAGGGTTAGTTGTATGGAGAATTTATGAAAAGAATAAGGACAAGATTATTGTTGTTAGGGAGGAAGATTTATAGATGTTAAGGTATGTAGTTGTAAGACCACATGGAGACGTACAAGTTTCTATAATGCCTAATAAGGGTGATGGTAAGTATCAATTTGTGAATCTTACCAAAGGGCATATATGCGAGTGTAAATTTGATTCAGTGGAAGATGCTATTGCTGATTTAGATAATAGAAAATTGAAAGGGAAAGTTATAGCTTACTATGAACTTTAAGGAGGATTGATTATGAATAAAGATTTAAGCAGCTATATAGGTAAAACATTTACTGTAACTAGAAATGAAATAACTAAACATGTAAAGATAAAAGAAGTTGTAAACAATAGAAGGTTTAGATGTGTGATATTAAAAGATGGTAAGGAATTGTACAAAGAAGATTTCTTTCCTGAGGATATATTGAAAAGTAGTTCTCAAAGAGAAGTTAAAGATGAAAACATATATAGAAACATTCAAATAAAACAAGACTTTGAAGCAGGGATTGGACAACAGGAATTATGCAAGAAATATAACCTATGCCAAGCAAGTATAAGTAACATAATAAGAAATTTTACTACAGGGAAGATAACTGTAATAAGTGAGGTGGATTGATATGAGGGAGCTTAAGTTTAGAAGTTGTAAAAAATATGAGGATCATTGTGAATGGGAGTTTTTCGAGATTGACCAAACTAATTTAATAGAAGATATACCGGTTGATGCTATTTATATGCAATATACAGGTCTTAAGGATAAGAATGGTAAAGAAATTTATGAAGGAGATATTTTAAAGTTTTTAGTAACTGGAACTAAATGGATTGTAAATTATTTGCATGGTGCATTTATAATTAGCTATCAAAATTCTAATGTAAATATTCTTTACGATTGTGCAATGGAAAATGGTCAACTTACTCATATGAGTATTATAGGTGATATTTATGAAAATCCTGATTTATTGGAGGAATAGCATGAGTAAAGATAAAAAAGACTTATCAGACAAGCTTAGAATAAAAGAAGAACTTGACATAACTATTGAAGATGAAGAACTTGATAAACAGTATATTAATAAGCTTAATAAAACTGAGGACAAGGTTAAATATTTAAGATTTATTAAAGGCTACACTCAACTTAAAGCAAGTGAAATAATTGGTATAAGTGAAAGGCACGTTAGAAGAATAGAAAGATGTTTAAAATACTGAAATGTCCTGTTGAATGTCCGCTTTATGTCCTTCCAAGAGGTATTAATATATCTTATAATAGAAGTATAGAAATGTCCAGTTAATAGGACTTTAATAAACTATACCCAAAAGAAGGTGAATTAATGCTAGATAAAGAAGAAGTTAGATATTTGTATTTAAAAGGCTTTAATGCAGTAGAAATAGCTAAGAAGTTAAAGGCTAATATAGAAGCTGTTAGAAAGTGCATACAAAGAAATCTAAGTCACTTAAAGAAACAACATGAGATGGCATTAACACAAAGAAAAGAAGAAATTAGAGCAGTTAATTCTCAATCTAAAAACTATATAAGTGATAAATCTTTTATATTAAAGAATCGTAGCATATATGAAACATTACCTGATGGGGATATAGTTTTAAAAAAAGAAGCTAGAAAGATAGTAACTTGGGATACTCCCAGGAGACTGGTGAATGAAAACAAATGTATAATATGATCCCTCTTTTATTTATATAAATTAAACAAAAGACTGTTAGGTACAGATGAAGCAGTACTAAAAATACCTATTGGTTTGCATAGTGGGGACTTAGTAAACTTAAAAAGTATCTTTAGTAAGAAATGCCTATAGGGGTTAACAGCCCCTACTATGGTTGTATATCAACTTGGGATAAGCCTTAGAGCTGAGAGTTCGAATCTCTCTATAACCAACATGGAGTACGGCGAATACTCCCAATGATAATATTGATTAAGAAAAATGTTTTATTTTATGTGTTCCTTTTATGATTAAATGAAAAAGTTAGCAACATCCTTTTATTAGGTTTCGCAGGTCTAAAGGATGTTCATGGAGATTGAATTAGCTGTAAAGGTGCAAATCCTTAAATCTCCTCCCTTTTATTGGACATAGTATTATCCTCCTCACCCAACATGAGAAGTAATATTAGGGCAAGAGTGTTGCTTCTCATGTTTTAATAAAATATCATCAATCCTCCATAAGATTTTTATATATAGAAGCACTTTAGTTTAGATACTGAAGTGCTTCTATATATAAAAAATCAGAAGTCTAGAAATAGGCTTCTTTTTTATATTTAGGCTCATGTCGTGAGACAGCAATAAGTCCTATCCACAAAAAGAAATAGAAAGGATAGGTGCTAAAAATGAATAGTTTAATTAACTTAGGTTTAACGACTAAAGAAGAAAAAGTGTTAGTAAGCAGCAGGATCATAGCTGAAAAATTTGATAAAGAACATTTCAATGTAGTAAGAGATATAGAAAATCTTCTTAAAAGTGAACCCCTCAAAAATGAAGGGTTAAAATACTTTATTGATTCCATGTATAAACATAGAGGAAATGAGTACAAAGAATATCTTTTAACAAGAGATGGTTTCTCGATATTAGTTATGGGGTTCAATGGGAAGAAAGCATTGGATTGGAAAGTAAAATACATTGAAGCCTTTAACTCTATGGAATCATTTATAAGAGAAAGAATATCTAGTGAGTGGCAAGAAACTAGAATTAAAGGTAAATTAGCAAGAAGAAATGAAACAGATGTAATTATGAATAAGTTAATACCTTTAGCGTTATTACAAGGAAGTAAGAATGCAGGGAAGCTATATATGACTTATAGTAAGTTAGTTAATAGCTGTGTAGGAATACCTTCTAATAGTCGTGAAAAGGCTACTCAAAGAACTTTAGATGTAATATTTAACCTAGAGAACTTAATAGAGAATGTTATAGCCCAGGAAGTGAATAAAGGGACTTACTATAAAGACATATATCAAATATGCAAGGGCAAGTGTAATTTGATGATTGAATTAATGTATTTGCCAGAAAGAAAATTGATTAGTTAGGGTGTGATAATATCACATCTTTTTTATTTAGGAGGGATAGTATGTTAAAAGTAAAAGAGTTTTTAAGAAAGTATTTAGTTACTATATATGAGACAGTAGAAACCTTGTCTTTTGCAGCAGCAGTATTTTTATTATGGAAAGATGATTATTTCAAAGCTATATGCAGTTTATTAGCACTAATCTATATATATTTAAGAAAGATAGAGTATAAAGAAGACTTGCAAAGAGAAGAAGAATCGAAAGAAGTTGAAATAGTATTCCCGTTACCGAGAAAAAACATGAATAAGTAGTGAATACTGTTAACAACTTATGAATAAACTTACAAAAATACTGAGGTTATATAAAAATAGAGTGAATAATTATTAAGGAGGTGAGCTTATTGGCAAAATCTAAATGGAATGATGTTAAAGAAAAGCTTGTTTTGATTGAAGGATGGGCAAGAAATGGGCTCACTGATGAACAAATTGGAAAAAACTTAGGAATAAGTAAAGATACTTTTTATAGATATAAAAAAGAACATCAAGACTTTTCTGACGCATTAAAAAAAGGGAAAGAGGTAATAGACTTTGAAGTAGAAAATGCATTATTAAAAAAGGCTTTAGGATTTAAAGAAACAGTTAAAAAAGGTATTAAGGTGAAAGATGTTATTTATAATAATGGGAAAAGAGAAAGAGAAACTGAAACTATTGAGCTTGTAGATGAAGAAATATACATTGTACCAGATACTACTGCTCAAATCTTTTGGCTGAAGAATAGAAAGCCATTAGCATGGAGAGACAAACAAGAGCTTAACCATAGTGGGGAAATGAATATTAATAATCCTTTTAAAAGTTTGTCTGATGAAGAATTGAAGAATCTGGCTAAATTGAGTGATGAAAATGGATAAAAAGTTAATAGCTTTAGGGGCAAAGACAGAACTTGCAAGACGTGATTTCTTTTTTTATTGCAATTTAAAAGCACCTGACTTTTATAAGGCTAATAGAAAATACTTAATTGGTTTATGTAGAGAGTTTCAAGACTTCTACGAATCAGATGATAAGGTGTTAATAATAAATGAACCACCACGACATGGTAAGAGTAGAACGGCAGGAGCTTTTGTTGAATGGGTTTTAGGAAAGAATCAAAATGAAAAGATAATGACAGGATCATACAATGAAACCCTATCAACGATGTTCTCTAAGAATGTTAGGAACTCTATCCAAGAAGAAAAAGCAGATAAATATAAAATAGTATATAGTGATGTGTTCCCAGGAGTATCTATAAAACGCGGTGATGGGGCTATGAATCTATGGAGCTTAGAAGGTGGATATAATAACTACTTGGCTACTTCTCCTACTGGTACAGCAACAGGGTTTGGAGCTTCCCTTCTAATAATAGATGATTTAATAAAGAATGCCGAAGAAGCTTATAACGAAAATGTAAAAGAAAAACATTGGGACTGGTTTACTAATACAATGCTTTCAAGACTTGAAGAAGGTGGGAAGATAATAATTATAATGACTAGATGGGCCAGTGATGATTTAGCTGGTAGAGCATTAGAACATTATAAATCCCAAGATATTAAGATAAGACATGTTAGTATGAAGGCTCTTCAAGATGATGGAACTATGTTATGTGATGAAGTTTTATCTAAACAGTCATATCAAGAGAAAATAACAGCTATGGGGGAAGATATAGCATCCGCTAATTATCAGCAAATACCTATAGATTTAAAAGGGTGTTTATATAATTCATTTAAAACATATAACCAAATCCCAAAAGATAATAATGGTAATGCTTTATTTACTTCTATTAAGAGTTATTGTGATACAGCAGATGAAGGTAGCGACTATTTATGTAACATAGTATATGGAGTTTATAATAGCGAAGCTTACATATTGGATATTTATTATACTAAAGATGCTATGGAAATAACTGAAAAAGAAGTAGCTAAAAGGCTGTATGAACTTGAAGTAAATATTGCAGATATAGAAAGTAATAATGGTGGCCGTGGGTTTGCTCGAAGTGTTGAGAGAATATTAAGAGACAAATATAGAAGTAATAAGACAAGGGTAAAATGGTTCCACCAAAGTCAAAATAAGATAGCAAGAATATTATCCAATTCAACATGGGTAACAGATCATATATATTATCCTTCTAATTGGCGTGATAAATGGCCAGAGTATTATAATGCTATGTACAAGTACCAAAGAGAAGGTAAAAATAAACATGATGATGCTCCGGATGCTACAACTGGCGTAGCTGAAAAGGCAAGTAAGACAAATAGTTTAAGAGTACTTAAGTAAGGAGGGATAGAATGTTTAATCCTTTTAGATTTAATAATAACGTTGCAACTGATGAACAAATAATAGACTTAGAGATACAAGAATTTAACAGTTCAGAAGAAAGACAATGGATGATAATAGGTCAAAACTATTACGAAGTAGAAAATGATATAAAAGATAGAATATTTATGAGGAATACTTCAGAAGGCGAGATCTTAGATACTACTAAAGCTAATAATAAGTTAGCTCATGCATATATGACTAATTTAATAGATGAAAAGGTAGCTTATTTATTAGGCAATGAATACACTTTTGAAGGTGAAGAAGGAGCTATAAATAAGGTTAAAGATGCTTTAGGAAAGAACTTTCAATATACATTAAATAGATTAGGTGTACAGGCTTCTAACAAAGGTAAAGCGTGGTTACATCCTTATATAAATGAAGAAGGTAAGTTTAATACTCTTGTAATACCTTCAGAACAATGTATACCAGTATGGACAGATAATTCTCATACAGAGTTAAGTGCAATGATTAGAGTTTATGTAGTTCAAGTATACGAAGGAATAAGACTTAAAGAAGAAACTAAAGTTGAATATTATACACCTGATGAAGTTAGATACTATACATATAATGGTAGAAGTCTTATATATGATATAGATGTCAATGAAGAAGGTGGACCAGTAGCACATTATAAAAAAGGTGATGAGAATAAATCATGGGGCAAAGTTCCTTTTGTATGTTTTAAGAATAATCCTATTGAGTTTCCTGATGTAAGATTTATTAAATCACTTATAGATAATTATGATAAGTCAAGATCGGATGTAGGAAATTTCATAGAGGATTTACGTAACCTTATATATGTATTAAAAGGCTATGGTGGACAGGATTTAAAAGAGTTTATAGATGATTTAAAATACTACGGAGCTATATCTATAGATGATAAAGAGGGTGGTGTTGATACATTAAACCCTACTATGGATATAACAGCAGCTAAAGAACATTTTGAACAGCTTAAAAGAGATATAAATGAGTTTGGACAAGGTGTAAATAAGGACTTAGATAAGTTTGGTTCTGCTCCTTCTGGTGTAGCTCTTAAATTTCTATATAGTGGATTAGATTTAAAGTGTAATAAGTTAGAAACAGAGTTTAGAATGGCGTTTGAGAATCTTTTATACTTTGTAAATGTATATCTAGCTGAAAATAGTCAAGGAACTATAGAAGATGTATCCATAATCTTTAATAGAGATATTCAAATAAATGAAACAGAAACAATTAATAATTGCGTAGCTTCAAAGGATGTTATCTCAGATGAAACTATTGTAGCTAATCATCCATGGGTAAAAGATAAGGATGAAGAAATGAAACGTTTGGCAGAACAACAGAAAAAGAAGGTAGAAGAACAAAAGAATATGTTTAATGCCTATAACGACTATCCTATTTCAAACAATCTCAATAATCAAGTGTAGGTAATATATGAATAAGCGCAATAATGAGTATTGGGAGAAACGTTCAGAAGCTCGTATGGAACAATACCATAGAGATGCTGATAAAACTATCTACACAATACAAAAAGCTTATGATAAGGCTATTAGAGATATAGATAGTGACGTTAAGACTATGATAGAAAAGTTTAGCTTAGATAGTGGATTGACACCTAGTGAAGTAAAACAGTTATTAAATACTAGAATAACCACTAAAGAAATGGACGAGCTTAGAAGAATGATAGCAACTATTAAAGATGAAGATACTAAGAAGTATTTACTTGCTAGACTTAATTCTAATGCATATAGCGCACGATTAACAAGGCTTGAAGCACTAAAGGAGAGTATTTATATTAGAATAAAAGAAATAGCTCCTATAGAAGTTTCTGAGAGTTCTAAAACATATATAGATATTCTCAATAAATCTTATTACTCGAATACTTTTGATATACAAAAAGGATTAGGGCTTGGGTTTAATATCGCACAAATGCCTAATAAAGTAATAGAAGAGATATTAAAGAATCCATGGAGTGGTAAACAGTTTAGTTCTAGGATATGGAATAATACTACTATATTGGCTGAGAAACTTAATGAAGTTATAACAAGTGGATTTATTAGTGGAAGATCATACAGAGATATGTCAAAAGATATAGATGAATTAAACATGTTTGGTAAAAATAACTCAATGAGATTAATAAGAACAGAAGCTACTTATTTTGCTAATCAAGGAGAAATGCAATCTTATAAAGAAACAGGAATAGATAAGTACATTTATGTTGCTACATTAGATACAAGAACCTCAGATGTATGCAGAGAACATGATGGTAAAGTTTATAATGTTAAAGATGCAGTTCCAGGAGAAAACATGCCAAGCTTACATCCTAATTGTAGAAGCACAACAAGAGCTTATCTGGGTGAAGATGCATTAAAGGGAATACAAAGACGTGCAAGAAATCCAGAGACAGGAAAGAATTATTTAGTTCCTGCTTCTATGACATATAGTGAGTGGTATAAAGAATATGTGGAGGTTGAGTGATGTTATATATAATAACCTTTGTATTTGGTGTTTGGTTAGGTTATACAGTAGTTTTATTCACCAAAATAAAAGATTTAGATAACCAATGCAAAGAATTTACTGAAATTTGTGAGAAAACTATATATGAATGTAGAGAAAGGGTTGATAGAGCAAACAAAAGTACGGAATTATTTAATGAAATGATAGACAAACATTCTGATTTTGTTAAACAAGCAATTAAATGTAGATTCAAAGATGAATTAGGTCATCCAATGGAACACAATATAGCTTTTGTGGAATTAACAATAGCTTATAACAATCTTTATAAATCAATCAAAAAGTAATCTAGGCTTAGAAATAAGTCTTTTTTTATTGCCTTTTTTAGTTAATTTACAGGCGTAAAAGAATAAAAATACAAACCTAAGTGAGAGCAACACTCGTAAAAAGCGTATTAGGAGGTAGAAATGGAAGAATTATTAAAAAAACTAGGAATTTCTGATGAAGATATTACAAAAATACTCTCAGGAATGAAAGAAGATAAGCTATTTATTACAAGGGAAGAAAGGATAGAGGAAAGATACTCTAAACTTAAACAACAAAAAGAAGATTTAGAAGGACAGTTAACAACAGCTAGTGCTACTTTAGAGGATTTAAAGAAATCTAATAAAGGTTCTGAGGATTTACAAGCTAAGATAAAGCAGTATGAAACAGATATAGCTAATTTGAAAACTGAATCTGAATCAAAGATAAAGAATTTAACTTTAGATAATGCTATAAAGCTAAAATTAAAAGAATCTAAGGCTAAATATGAAGATTTACTTATGTCAAAGTTTGATAGAGAAAAGCTTCAATTAAAAGAAGATGGTTCTATTGAAGGATTAGACGATCAATTAACTTCTCTAAGGGAAGGTTATAAAGATTTATTTGAACAACCTTTAGCTGGTAGAAGCCCTGCTAATAATGGTGGTGCAAAACCACAAGCAGGAGAAGGAGCTTGGCAAGGGTCAACTCAAGATGCAAAAGTACAGCCATGGAATAGATTTAACCATGGAATTTAATTTTTAAAAAGGAAAGGTGATTAATAATGGCTTTAAATTACGCTGAAAAATGGCAACCACAATTACTTGAAATAATGTTACAGGACACTTTAACAAGTCCTTTTATAACTACTAATGTAAACTGGCTTAATGCTAAAACATTCCACTTTACTCAAATGAGTACTTCCGGATATAAAAATCATTCAAGAAGTGGCGGATGGAATGCAGGTACTTATACTCAAACTGATGTTCCTTATACTGTAGCTCATGATAGAGACGTTGAGTTTTTGGTAGATAAAGCGGATGTTGATGAAACTAATGCTACAGCTTCTATCCAAAACATAACTACTGTATTCCAAAAGACACACGCAAATCCAGAAATAGATGCTTATTTCTTCTCTAAAGTTGCGACTACTGCTGCTGGATTAACAGGGTATCATACTTCTACTGCTGAAGCTTCTTACACTGTAGATAATGTATATGAAAAGTTAAAAGGATTTATTGCAGCTGGAAAGCTTAAGAGATATAAAGCACAAGGTGCATTAATAATGTATGTTAGAAGTTTTGTAATGGATCTTTTAGAACGTTCTTCAGATTTCACAAGAAAAATAGAAATGACACAAGTTGCTCCTGGTGGAATGGGATTAGAAACAAGAATAACATCTATAGATGGAGTAGCTATAATCGAAGTAATAGATGATGAAAGATTCTATTCAGCATTTAACTTTACAACTGGTTTTGTTCCTGCAACTGGTGCTTATAAAATTAATGCACTTGTTTGTTCTCCACTAACAGTTAAAACAGTTCCAAAGATAGCTTCTATATATTCATTTGCTCCTGGTGTTCACACTAAGGGTGACGGATGGTTATACCAAAATAGATCATTCTGGGATACTTTCATATTCCCTAATGGACTAGATGGAGAAATAGATTCAGTTTATGTTGATTTGGACACTACAGCTGTATCTTAGGAGGTATTTAGATGGAAATATTAGTTCAAAAGTTTAATGTTCAATTAACTATAGATGAAAAAGAGCTTAAGATTTATGAAGCTGATGGTTATAAAAAGGTTGAAAAAGTTGAAAAGAAGAAACCAAAGGGTGGCGAATAAGCTACCCTTTTAAAAAGGGGTGATTTATTTGTCGCTAGAAAGATTAAAAGTAAAATTAGGAATAAATGATACTACTCAAGATACTCTTTTAAATATTCTCTTAGAAGATGCCGAACAAACTCTTTTAGATTTAACTAATCAAGAAACTTTACCAGCTCAATTAGAATCCACTCAGGAAGATATTGTAATACTCTCTTATAACAAAATAGGAAATGAGGGAGAATCATCTCGTGGTGAAGGTGGAATAAGTAGATCATTTGAAAAAGACCTTCCGGAACCTGTCTTAAAGAAAATAAGAAAATATAGAAGGTTACCAAGACCATGAGATTAAATCATAGAACTTTAAAAGCTATTTATGTTAAAGAGAGAGAAAATATAGTTGATCCTGTCTACGGTTCAGAAGAAGAAGGTTATTCAGAAACCTATCAAACTATTAAAGCTAATTTACAACCATCTAGTGGTCAATTAGAGCGCGAATTATACGGCGAAAGGATAAATAATATGTTTAATGTATTATGTCCCTTAGAAAGCATTATAAAGGAATCTGATGGTGTGTGTTTAGATATAGAAGCTACTGAAGAACCTAACTATAAAGTTATTTCAGTTAGGATTTGGAATCAACATAAATTTGTGGTGATTGAAAAATGTCTAGTATAAAAGGTATGGATAGCCTTTTAAAAAAGATAGAAGAATTAGGTGGAAATAGTAATTCTATAATGAAGAACTTAATAGGTAAAGAAACAAAAAGAGTTAGTGGAGAAGCTAAGGGGTTATGCCCTGTTAATTATGGAGAGTTAAGAAATAGTATTAATACTGAAGTAACTGAAGATAATGGAAAGATAATAGGTAGAGTTTATACTAACAATAATCATGCTGCTTATGTTGAATTTGGGACTGGTCCTAAGGGTCAAGAAAATTCTGGTATATTACCAGCAGAAATAAGAGCTCAAATAACATATAAGGCTGATGGTTGGTACATACCAGCGGATAAAATAGATCCTAAAGATGCTGAAAAATATAAATTTACTAAAATAACTATTAAAGGCATGGACTTTTATTATTCGAGAGGTCAAGCAGCTCAACCATATCTTTATCCAGCGTTAAAGAATAATGAAAAAATAATAAAATTAAGCATTAAAAAAGGTTTAAAAGATGCTATAAAGGCTTTAGGAGGTAAGTAATATGTATAATGCTATTGGAGAAATAAAGGCTAAATTAGACACTATAACACAAGCTAAGACGTATTATTCTTATCCTCCTAATTTTATTAATTTACCTAGTATTTCATTGACTGAATCTAATAATATTCCTGATAAACTATCAGAAGGAATAGAAGTTGTTACTGATTATGGTTTCACTATAGATATATGGACTAAAACTATTCCAGATATGTATAATTTGAGATTGATTGTAGATCAGAAAATAAATGAAATGGGGTTTAGAAGGATTTATGGAACTGAAGTTCCTGATATAGATATAAAACACTATACATTGCGTTATAGTGGGAAAATAGATAAAAGAAATAATTTAGTATTTCAATAAAGGAGTGAATATAAATGGCAGATGGATTATTAAGTAAAGGGACTAAGCTGTCAATAAAAGTTCCACCAGCTTCAACATTTACAGAATTAGAAGGATTACAAGGAGTACCAGAACTTGGAGGAACACCAGATAAATTAGAAACTACTACTTTAGATAAATCAAGCAAGACTTATATAAATGGATTATTGGATAATGGTGATTTAGAATTTACATTCTTATATGATAATTCAACTACTACATCTAATTACAGGGTTTTAAAAGCTGCACAAGATGCAGAATTAACATGTGATTTTAAAATAGAATATCCTGATTTAACAGCTCATGAATTTAGCGGACAGCCTAGCGTTAGAATGGCAGCAGCTGAAGTTAATGCAGTATTAACATTTACAACAGCTATTGCATTAACAAGTGATATAGATGTTACAAATCCAGCTTAACAAATAAATATTTTCATGTTACAATATAGGTATTATATTAGGGGGTTAATATTATGCATAATTTAGCTTATTGCCACTGTTGTCAAAGAAAGGTTACACCTAAAAAAATGAGTTGGTTAATTTTTTTCATTCTCATATGGTTTTTAGGGTTTCCAGCCTTAATCTATTGGATTTTATGTCACAAACCTAAATGTCCTATATGTAACACACCGGTTTATTATTAAAAAGCACTCACTTAATTGTGGGTGCTTTTATTTTTAGGAGGAATTTATGAAATACATTGAAAGAAAAATAGGAAATAAAGAATATAAATTAAGACTTGGAGCAAATGAATCTTTAGAAGCGGAAAAAGCATTAGGAAAGCCTTTGATTTCTGTTGTAGCTGGATTCCCAAGTATAAAGGATGCTTTAATTATACTTCATCAATCTATGCAGAGGTTTCAAGCTAATATAAAACTAAAAGATGTTTATGAAATATTCGACGAATACGTTGAAGATGGTGGTTCATTAATTGAACTTACTGGAATAATGGTAGATGTATTAAAAGTATCTGGAATATTTGCAGAAGATGGAGAACCTAATGAAGAAGGAAAAAAGTAGAAAGTATAACCCAATTATATGAGGAACTGTATCCAATAGCTTGTGATTATGGCGTGGATGCAGTTTTTTATTGGGATATGACATTTGCTGAAATAAATCAAGCAATAAAGTCAAAAAGGAAACAAATTGAATTTAAAGAGAGCAAAATAAAACTACAAGCTAAATTAGCTCAAACTAATGCTTACAATACTGCTGAATTAGTAAGAATTGCAGTAGGAAGTCTATTCGATAAGAATTGTAAATTTCCTTCTTTTGATGAATTTTTTAATCCTAATATAGAAGAAAAGCCAAAACAACAAGATTGGCGAATAATGAAAGAACGTATTAATGCTATTGCAGCAGCAAGAAAAAGAGGTGAGAAACCTTGACTTTAGAAGAATTAGAGGTAATTATAAGCGCTCAAACAGCACCTTTAAAGAAACAGCTAGATAGTGTAAAAACTCAATTAAAAGGATTGCAAAACACTACAAACTCTACAAATAATCAAATTGCTTCTTCCTTTAGTGCTTTAGCTTCAAAATTAGGTAAATTTGCTGGATTCGCAGGAGTTGCATATTTAGCAAAACAAGCTTTGAATGAAATTAAAAAGGATATAGCGGCAGCTATGGATGTTACAGAATCAGAAAATCTTTTTGAGGTTTCTATGGGTAATATGGCCAATGCTGCTAGAGAATGGAGTAACAGTTTACAAGATAGTTTGGGATTAAATGCATTTGAAGTTAGAAAAAATGTAGGTGTTTTATATAACATGACTACATCAATGGGAATAGCGAGAGAACAAGCCTATGGATTAAGTACTAATTTGACACAATTAGCTTATGACATGGCTTCTTTTTATAATCTCAATACTGAAGAAGCATTTGTTAAGTTGAGAAGTGGATTAGTTGGAGAGACAGAACCATTAAGGCAGTTAGGAATATTAGTAGATGAAAACACTACAAAACAAGTTGCTTATCAGATGGGAATTGCAAGAACTGGCGAAGAATTAACCCAGCAGCAAAAGGTTATGGCTAGATATCAGGCTATTTTAATGCAAACGGGAAACGCACAAGGAGACTTAGCAAGAACAATAGATAGTCCTGCTAATCAATTAAGATTATTAAGAACACAATTAGAATTATTAAGAATAAATTTAGGTCAAGCATTTTTACCTATAGTTCAAGTAGTATTGCCTATATTGACTAGTTTCATAAAAGGATTAAATATTGTATTATCCGCGGTTGCTGGATTTATGAAAGCTTTATTCGGAGTAGAAACCGCTCAGAGTGGACTAGGTGCAGCAGCTATAGATACAAGCGCAGCACAAGGGGGACTAGCTGATTCATTAACTAATACTGGTTCCGCAGCAGAAAAAGCAGCTAAGAAAGCAAAAGGAGCATTAGCAACTTTTGATGAAATTAATCAATTGAATTTTGATAATGGAGATTCTGGTGGCGGAGGTGGTTCAGCTGGTGGAGGGGTAGGAAGTATTGATATGCCTTCAATGGATACTACACCTTTTGAAACAACAATACCAAAAGCTTTAAAGGATTTGGCAGACAAAGTTAGACCTTCACTTGAAAAACTAGGAAAATCTTTTCAATATTTAGGCGAAAAAGCTTACGAACTTTGGAAGGTTTTAGAACCTTATGTTATGCCAGTATTAAAAGCCTTAGGAGAGTTAGCATGGAAATTCTTTGAAACAAGTGTCAACTTATTAGGTGATGCGTTTTATTTTCTAGGTGATGGATTAGAATTTGTAGCTGGTATCATAAGTGGAGATTTTGAAAAAACATTTAGTGGTCTGAGTGGAATTGCTTGGGATGCTATAGAGGCAGTTAAAGATGTTATTAACCCATTTCTAGATATCTATTTACCAGGAACAGCACCATATTTTAATAATTTTGTAGATATAATGAGAACTTCATTTGACGAAGGTATTGAAGTAATTAAAGGATTTAATGATCCTGCTAAATTAGAAATACAAGATTTTGTTGATACAGGTAAACAGTTATTTGAATTATTCAAGACAGACTCTAATCAAGTATGGGCTAATACATGGAATATGCTTATGGACAAATTAAAAGAAAAAGATCCAGAAATGTATACAAAAATAATGGAGATGCGTGATAAATGGGGCGGTTTATTTCTACAAGCTAGAGATAAATTCCCTACAACTTGGGGCGATATGTGGAATTTAATAAGAGACAAAGTTACACAATCAAATCCAGAAGTATTTAGTAGAATTGACAGCATAGTAAATGGTGTTGCAGAAAGATTTAATAATATGAAGAATAGAATATCTCAAATAATGGATGGAGTTAAAGAAGCTATATCTATTTCATGGGATGGAGCAGTTTTTTTAATTAAAACAAAAGTTAATAACTTAATTCAAAAGATTAATTCCGGTATTTCTAGCATTAATTCATTAGATTTACCTTCTGTTAATATACCTTTCTTTGGCGATATAGGCGGAAGAGTTTTTAATATACCTAATATACCTTATTTAGCGAAGGGCGGTATTATAGACAGCCCTACATTAGCTATGGTAGGTGAAGCGGGAAAAGAAGCCGTTGTTCCATTGGAAAATACTTCATTTACTCAAAACTTAGCTTCAGAACTTGGAAGTGCTGTTATGTCAGCTTTACAAGTATCTAGTGGTGGTAACGGAAGTCCTATTGATTTAACAATAAATTTTGGTTCACAAACAGTATTCAAAAAAATAATAGATGGAATAAATTCAGTTAATGCAGCAGCTGGAAAGAATTTAATTACAATATAAAGGGGTTGTTAATATGCTCAAAATAAACGGGGTTGATATTAAAACCCCTAAATCATTTAAATCTACAATTAATGATGTAGATGGAAAATCAGAAAGAAATGCGAATGGAGATATGGTAAGAGATAGAATAGCAGTTAAAAGGAAACTTGAATGTGAATGGGGACCTTTAACGCAAAGTGAATGTTCTACTCTATTAAATACTATATCTTCTATTTTTTTTACTGTAACTTATCCTGATCCACAGCTAGGAACTACTACTAAAACTTTCTACGTTGGAGATAGAAACACACCAGCTTATAGATATAAAGATAATGAAGTTTTGTGGGAAGGTCTTTCACTTAACTTTATAGAGAGGTGATTTAATGTACACAGTATCAGACGAATTTAAAATGGCTATAGCAAAACCTGACAGAACATTAAAATCTCGAATAACATTTGATGATTTAACATTAGATGATAACAATATAACTTCAATACACTTTGATGGTGGAATAATTGCGAGTGATGATTTTGAAATAGGAACCGCAATTATGAAAACTGCAAAAGTTGATTTAATAGATTTAGACTTTAGTTTAAACTCATATGGGTTTGAAAATAAAGAGGCATTAATTGAAATTGCGGTTATGCTTGAAGATGAAAGTTTCGAATATGTTCCTATTGGATTATTTACATTTACTAAAGCTGTTAAGGATAACAGAAAAATAACTTTAGATGCTAATGATAGAATGTATAAATTTGAGAAGCCTTATATTTCAACTTTAACTTATCCTAAAAACTTACTTCAAATAGCACAAGAAATATGTAGTTTGGCAGGAGTTACACTTAAAAACACTAGTTTTATTAATTCAACCTACACACTTAATTCAATTCCTGTTTTGCAAAATATTACTTTAAGACAGGCTATTGCTTATATTGCTGAATTAGCTGGTGGATATGCAAGAATAACGCGAGATGGGAAACTAGAAATATTCAATATAACTACTTCCGTTGAAAATATGATCTATTATTCTGGAATGCATTATGCACAAACTCCACTTCCTATAATATCAGATGATATCAATTTATCTGAAAACGTGGTTGTAACAAGAGCTAATTATATTAATTTCGATAAACAAGATTATCAAATTGCTAGGATAGATAAAGTTATTGTACAGTTAGGCTCAGAAACAGCCACAGAAGGTTCGGGAGATAATCCTCATTATGTAGTCGATAATTTATTCTGTCAAAATCCCAATAGTGTTATACAAGGCTTGTATGACGTTTTAAATGGTATTTCATACATGCCTTTTAATATGAATTGGCAAGGAAACCCTGCAATAGATCCAGGAGATATGATAACAATTCAAACTGGATTAGGAACTTATAACACTATAGCTACAAGTATTTCAGGTAACTATCAAGGTGGATATAGAGAGGATTATAAAGCAGTAGGAAAGAGTAATACCGCTAAAGAATCTACTCCTAAGGGTAGTTTAACCTTAGATATGAAGAATGCTAAAACGGAAATAAAGGTTTTAGATGGGAAAATTGAACAAAGAGTAACTCAAGATGAGTTTGAAACATATGTAGAACAAACCGCCGAAACTTTAACATCAAAAGTTAGTAGGGGTACTGATTTAGAAACAGAGGTAACTCAAAATGCAGAATCATGGAACTTATCTATAAATGGAAAGCTGGAAGGAACTAATTACAATTTTACTGGTACAGGATTTACTATAGGTGGGACAACAGGTTCCAATAAAGCTGTTCATACTCCAACTTACTCTCAGTATATGCATGATGATGGAACATACACAAAAATAGACCCTGATGGATTAGAAGTTTTTGCAGGAGGAGCATTACATAGATATCATGCTCTTATTTACAACAACTATGTAACAGTACCTTTGAGCAATGGAACAGCAACAACTATTACACTGCCTTCTGAGTTTCAAAATAAAAATTTTGCAGTAGTTTTTCAAGTTGCTTTTACAGGAGCTGGTGGAGTATATTTATCTGATACAGATTGCTATGTTACTTCTTATGGAAATGGTTCATTTGAAATGTTAACAACTATACAAAGAGGCCAGGCTAATTGGGATGGTTCAAATGTTAGCAATGATATATTTAATGTCGGAAATGCAATTATTCATTATACCGTATTAGCTTAAGGAGGTTTGTATGGCAAATATAGAAGAAATGAAAAGTAAAATGACAATTTATTACAATAAAAGAACAGGAGACATATCTCGAATAGCAGGTGGTATCCAAGACATGTCTTTATTTGGCGTAGAAGAAGAAGATTTCAAATTGATATATGACTTTATAGTTATAGATGATGATATTGTTGTAATGAGAAACATGGATAAATTCAAGGTTGAAAATGACAAACTTAAGCTTAATGAAGATTTATCTAAATATTTATAAGGTGGTGTTATAATGGCATTCACGAAAACAAATTGGCAAGATCGAATAATAGAAAGACCTAATACTTATAGCGTTGAGGATAATATAGATGGGACTATAACACTTACACCAGTTACAGGAGTAGTAACTCAAGCCGGGACTCCATTAAGTGGTGATAATTTAAACACTATGGAAGATAGAATTGGTTCGGCTTTGGAAGATATTGCGGTGAATGCAAAAAATGTTGGTGCAAAGGGTGATGGAGTAACAGATGATACTATCGCATTGAACAATTATTTAGGCTCTTTCTCTAATGGAAAACTATTATTAAATGGTACATTTAAAATTTCTGATACCTTAAATATACCAAACTCTAATACATCTATTGAATTTACACAAGGTTCTAAAATTGTTTTTACTAAATCTGATAGAACTTGTATCAAATTAATTGGTAATAATTGTTCTATTTCAGGTTTTGGATATATAGATTCGCCTGCAGTATGGTATCCAGGTAGTGGTTCTACGCCATGGAGCTATAGCATAATACAGGTAGAGGGTAATAATTGTTCCGTTTCAGAGGTAACTATAAATAATGTTCCGATGGTTGGAATAGGTATAAAGGAAGTTAACAGTATAACTGTAAGAAATACAAAAGTAAATGGCAATTTACCCATTGGACAGTTTAATACTTCAAATACAGTCCATTTTGGAATCACATATAATCCTCCAGCATTATATCCATCAGGTAATATAATTTTTGAAGGCAATAGAATACAAGGTATGGTTGAAGGTATTTTTGTAGGTAATTATGGGTCAGGATCTACTAGGGCATTTAATATTATCAATAATATTATATCTGATTGTTACGACCATGGGGTTTATGCGGGTGTTGGTAATGTTGGCGTCAATATCACAGGCAATAGCTTTTATAACTGTGGCAATCCTATAGCTGCAAACGGAGAAGGTAATATAATTAGTAATAATTTAATGGAATGTGATGGACTTGGAGTTGTTCAAACATTTGGAACAACTATATCATTAAGAGAACCTGTTGGGTGTATTGTTACAAATAATGTTATAAAAACAATAGCAGCAACATCAACTTCTATTATTAATCTGCAAACTTTAACAGGGAATATCATAAGTGAAAATATAATATCTAATAATACAATTAATTGTGGTATAAATGCAGTGATAGCAATAAGAATTGTAAATGCAAATTCAAATCCCATTACAAAAAATAACATTATATCAAATAATACCATTAAAGGATGTTCGATTGCAAATTTCGGATTAATAAGTTTTGCGGGAGGAAATGCAACGGTATCTGCATATTATAATAAAATTTTTGGGAATAAGTTAACAGTTGTTGGAGCAGAAAATATTTCTTGGGGTATATTTACTTCTTATCTTAAGCACTCCGAAATTTTTAATAATGAAATTTTGCTAGAATATAATGCACCTTCAGCTACTGTATTTAGATTTGTAAGATTAACTGATTCATATGAAAATATTATAAGAGCCAACACAACAATTTGTTTGACAGGCTTTGGAACAAATCTTACAGTTATTGCTTTCAATGAATCAACTAGCGATAAAAATGAATTTTCAAATAATAAAATTATTTTAACAAGCACTAACTTAGCTTCGCAAACACCATTTTCATTAACAAGTACATCTATATCAAAAAATAGATTATCTGATAACATTATGGGTGGTACTGTAACTATATCAAGTGGAACAAATAGTGTTACTGTAACTAATGCAAATATACTTACTACATCACGTATAGGAATTACTCCTATTAATGCAGAAGCAGGCAAAAAAACATTTTATACAACAATATCAAGTGGAAGTTTTACTATTTTTATAGGTGATGGAACAAATACAACGGCAAATGCAAACTATTCTTGGGAAATTATTTAATGCGTAAAAGTGACGAATTATGTTATAATTGTAAAAAAAACATAGGGGGACATATAATTGAAATCTAAATCATTCATTGTTTATTTTTTTTCTACAAGCTTATTTTTTTGTTTACTATCATTATTTATGATTGATAATAATGTTGATAGTTTAAAATTTACTATTTATAACATAATTCTTGTCATTATTCTAGTATGTATTATATTTTTGAATTTTATCAAACAGGCATTTAGTAATGAGAAAAAAATAATTAGACTAAGTAAGGTTAATATAGTAATGTTAATGATAATTCTATTAATATGCTTATTTTACAGTTATTTCACTTTAAACAAATCGCCTATTGTTTTTCAAATATTTAAATACTTTATAGGCTTTACTATTCCTTCTGTAGCAATAGCATTGATTATTAGTAACAAGGATATAGAAAACTTCTATAAAGAAATAAAGTTTATAAATATATTTATAACAATAGCGTTTTGCATAGAGATGTTAAGAAGTTATAACACTTTGTTAGGGTTTAATAGTATATCTGGCGCTTCTCATTTATTAATTGGGTACACTATGTCTGCTTTATTCCCTTATAATTTCATAAAACTAACACATGAAAAAAAACTTATAAGTAAATTATTGTATCTAGCATTATTAATAATAAATGTATTTATAATATTTGCATCCGGAAGTAAAGGTTCTTTAGTAAGTATTGCGGTAACTTTTATGGTAGCATTATTCATGTATGGGATTAAAAAAAGGAAATTTACAAAATATATTATTGGATTTTCTAGTATAGTAGCTGTAATAGTTAGTGTTTTTGCTTCTAAGAATTTAGAATTTAAAATAATATTTTGGAGAATAGCATCTCTATTTAGTGATAATTTTACTACTGCAAGTAGTGGGAGAGATATATTCTATTTTAAGGCAATAAGTGATTTTAAAGAAAGCCCTATATTAGGAAATGGGATAGGTTATTATTCTGAAACTATGGGTTCTTATACATATCCTCACAATATAATACTTGAGATATTAGAATCATTTGGTATAGTGGGTATAATAATATTTTCGATAATAATGATTATATTACTTAGAAACACATATTGGCTTTTAAAACAAAAGAATTTATCTTATCATACAATTGTATTTCTGTTTATAAATGTAATGATAGAATTAATGTTTTCATCTAGCTATTTAGTACATCATCAATTTTGGTTACTAACAACATTGATATTAACATTGAGTAAGGAAAAGAAATTTGATGAAGATAAGAGAAGGGAGTTATTCCAGTAACTTCATAATAAAATTATTACGAACTTAGAGAGTAGAAATACTCTCTTTTTATTATGCAAAAAGAGAACTAAAGACAGTACACGTCTAATAGTTCTCTCAAAAGATTACATTCGGTTAAGAATGTAATCTAATTATATCAAGTTTACAAGAAAATAGATTAAAATTTAATTACAGAAAGGTTACAAAATGGTGTATGAATGAACATCGAAGAAGTAATCAAATTACTTGAGAAAAATCAAGAGGAATATTTTAAACGCCTTGAGAAAATTATGAGAATGCAGACAATAAAATCTATTGTTAGAACAGTATGTTTATGCATTATTGTAGTAGTTTATTTATTTTTATATTTTCACACACCTTATCTCACAAAAAATTACGTTGAAAATGGTGAAGGCAATGTCTATCAAGACGTTCAAAATGTAAATGGAAATGTAGGGGGTGAGGATTAGTGTGGGATTGGATTAAGAAAATATTACTTCCTAGAGGTGGCGTAGGCGGAATTAAAATATTCCTATCTAACTTATTTAAATCTAAAAAAGATAAGGAGAAATAAGATGGAAATAACAGAGGATAGAATTAGAAGAATAGAGGATATTCAAAAGGAAACTAGTATTTTTACTAAACAGAATACTGAAGATATCAAAAAACTACAAGATGAAGTATCCTCAATCAATGAAAATTTTAATAATGAAAAGATACAAAATTCTAAAACCTTCTCTGAGATAAAAAGTGATGTTAAAGAAATAAATCAAAAGGTTTCTACTATAAATATATTTTTAGAGAAGCTAGAAAAACGAT